CACCTCCCCCCCCCTCGAATTAGAGGAAGCGGCTGAATGATGACGGTCTATGTCGATAGCGCGCGCAACAGATTCGGCCGGATGGTCATGTGTCACATGATCGCCGACGTGCCGCGACACGCCGATGGCGATCGCTTCCTTGTCCGACAGGATGACAGCCTGCGATGTAACGACCGCGCCGAGCAGCGCGAGAAGAAGCCCGGCCAGTGTCAGGAACGCCGAAAATCGCTGCATTTTTCTCGCCGCCGAAATCGCTTCGGCTCTTCGCCCATGCTTGCACCCTATCGCGCGGCCGTATCGCTGCCGCGCTGCGGAAGTGATTCCCGGCGTGTCTATCCCCGGTTTGCCCGTTATCCACAGGGTCAAAATGGCTGGTAACAGCGCCGCAACGTCATACCGGTTTTCGATCATCCCGGCGGGCGCCGTCACGGACCGGTCATTGGAGCCGCGCGACCTACAGGTGCTTTGCCTCCTAGGTCGTCATATCGATCGCGCCGGATGGTGTGTCCGCAGCCAGGTCAAGATGGCTGGCGAGCTTGGTTGCGGCCGGTCGTCAGTGCAGCGGTCGCTCGAGCGGCTCTACGCAGCGGGCTGGGTCGAGCTAAAGCAGCGCGGGCCGGGGGCTTTGGCCGATCCCGAAGAACCGGGCCGGCCGAGCGCTTCCCATGCTTACCGGGTGCGGCTGGATCGTGACGATTTTATATGGCCGATCAATAACATAGAACCTGCCGATAGCCATGCAGAAAACGCATCGGAAGGCACCGACTGCCCACCCGTGGGCACCCCCCCTGATAAGCCATCCGAGCCTGTGGAAAACGCCTCTGACGTGCCCACACAAGGCGGGCACCCGGGTGCCCATCCTAGCGCGGGCACGGGTGCCCAGCCATACGTGGGCACCAATAATGATCCCTTAGAACCAACCCCTATTGAACTCGAAAGACGCGCGCGCGCGAGGGATCGAACAGCGAAGTTCAAGAAAGCGTTCGAAGCGAAGTGGCCGACCGCCGCCGTCGATGACCGCAACCGTGTCGCTTACGCAGCGGAAGCACTGTCGGAATCCGAGCAAGATGCGGCTCTGGCCGGCATTGAACCTTTTCTCGAAAATCTGGAACGTCTCGGCCGCAAAACCACACCCGCCGGCTGGCGCTATCTTGAACAAAAAAGCTGGACGCTGCTCGAAGGGCCGGCGATCGAAGCCGCCGTCGGAGGCTGCTTTCCCGAAGACAGCGCCGAAGCGCGCGCGATCGCAACGGCCTATGCGGTCGCCGGTAAAACCAGCTTTTTGCAGCAGGTGATGAAAAGCCGCCACGGCGCTGGAATTTACTACCGCGGGTCGATGACACCTCAATTCCTCGCGCTGGCAAATCCGCCGCCGAAGGCCGATTGGCCGAAGCTGACGCGGCAACAAGCGGCGGCGTGGAACGAATTTCTCAAAAAGGTCGTGACCGTCGAGGTCTGGACCCGGCTCATCGAGGGATCGATCGCGCCTTGGCTTTGGCCGCCGAAAAAAGACGGAACTCTAAGCGCCGCAGCACCCGATCTCGGCTGCAGCGAAACGGAACTAGCGGATTTCACAAGATGAGGTGAGGGACATGCTGATGGCGACAGAAAAAACGGTCGGAAATCTCGCGATGGTTCGCGCTGCTCTGGAACCGACAGCGCCTGCGCCCGTCGGATTGTCCGATCCGATCACCGAATGGTGCATGGTCATCGTTCGGCCCGGAATGGAGCAAGAGGCGCGCGATGCCATGCGGCGCCGCGGCGTCGGAGCGTGGTGGCCGAACTATCCGAAGACGACAATGGCCAAAGATACGCGAAACGGGGGTCGAATTCGGCGAACAATGCTCGCGCCAGTAATTTCCGGGATCATTTTCAGTCCAGCGACGTTCTCAAGCCTGTTTTGGAACGTCATTGAGTTCGCGCCTGGCGTCGTCAACGTGGCGCGGAAATCCTACGGCGACATCATCGTGCTCAATGGCGTTGAAATCGTGCTGATCCACAAGATCGAACAGGGCCTCAATATTCCTGCTGGCAGCAAAGCGGTGCATAACTTCAAAATCGGCGATAAAGTAAGGTTTGCCGACGACGAGCGATCATCATTCGGCATTGGCAAAGTCGCGAAGCTTTACCGCGACGGGAGAATCAGTATTGAGGTATCCGGGATGGGGCGCGCTGTTGCTATAACGGTCACACCGCTCCAGATCAGACGACCGTAGTATGGCCCTCGCCGTCTATCGGTGAGCATCCCAGCCAAGGTGTCTGACGGCGATCCGAGGATCGCTTCACAAGCCGGTCGGCGACCGGCAGTCGCAAAGCGTCCAAATCAGCCGGAGCAAGACGCTCCGGCTTTTTGCTGTCATAGGTATGAAGCTTCGAACTATCGGCAGAAAGCTTCAACCGACCCGCCATCACCGGCTGACCGTGGCACCCAAAGTCGCCGACCGTGAATTGCAAACGCCTGAGCACCGCGAGTGGCGGCTGATCGTCTGCCGCCGTGCGGGTTGGCGATGCGAATGGATCGACGATGATGGCTCGCGGTGCGGCAAGTCAGCCGCCGACGGCAGGATGATCGCAGACCACATCGTTGAGCGCGCTGACGGCGGTGCACTGTACGATCCGAGCAATGGTCAATGCCTTTGCGTTCAGCACAACACGATCAAAGGCACGCGGTCACGGCAAGCGCGTCGGGGGCAGGGGGGTTAAATCTTCGCGACTTGGGGAGGCGTTTACCGCAATGGGACCCACGCGCAAAAATTTTATTTCCCGCCAAATAGTTGGCTAATCAAACTTCAATCAAAGAAATCAAACGCCCATGGGTGACAGCGCCACGGACGGCGCTGCGCTTGCGCCGGAGCAGCCGAAATCCAAGCGCGGCGGCAAGCGGGAAGGGGCCGGCCGCAAGAAGGTCGGTGCCAAGGCGCCATCGGCGTTGCCGGACCTCGACCTCAAAGCGGCGCTGGGCGCGCCGGTTCCTGACGAAATCGAGAGCCTGGCGCAGGGGAAGGCCAAATCGGCCATCGCGGCGCTCGTTAAGCTGATGATGTACGGCAAGAGCGAGCAGGCGAAGATCACGGCGGCGAACAAGGTTCTCGACCGCGGCTACGGCAAACCATCGACCGATGCCGGCGGCTTCTCGCAGCTCTCGCTGTTCCCGGTCGGGCTGAATGTGAACGTCGCTCTGGCCAACGAAATCCGCGACGAGGCGCGAAAGTACGCGCCGCTGGCGATCGAGGTGCTTTCGGCCATCGCCGACCGCGGCGATAACGAGAGCGCCAGGGCATCGGCGGCGGGATCCTTGATCGACCGCGGCATCGGCACGGTTGCCACCGCGAAAGTTCCGACCGGCGTGGGTGCAAAGCCGATGGGCAAAAAGGAAGAGGCCGCCGCTGCGGCGCGCAATGTTGCCGCCGGCAAGTTCTCGACGCCATCGCCGCCGGTATTGCTTGGTTCTGAAAGCGTGCAATGAGCGTCGTCCCGGTCTGGACGACCGCTTGTCCCGATTGGGAGAAGCGGATCGTCGCGCGGCAGTCGCTATTGCCGTTCGATCCGCTGTTTCCGGCGGAAGCGGATGCGGCGCTCGATATCTTCCGCGAGCTGCGCATCGTCGATGCCGCTGGTCGTCCGACAATCGCCGAAGCGTGTCTGCCCTGGGCGTTCGATCTGCCGAAGGCGCTGTTCGGCTCCTACGACCATGAGGGCGTTGCCGGCGACCGTGGCCGGCGCTTGATCCAGTTTTTCTTCGAATTCGTCGCGAAGAAAAATTCCAAGTCGACCCGCGCCGCCGGCATCATGGTGACGGCGCTGATGCGCAACTGGCGCGACAGCGGCGAGTTCACCGTGCTGGCACCGACCAAGGAGATCGCGGACAACTCGTTCTTTCCGGCTCGCGACATGATCGGCAGCCATGAGACGCTGCGGCAGATGCTGCATGTGCAGGAAAGCCAGCGTCTCATCACCCACCGCAATACCGGGGCCTATATCAAGGTTGTCGCGGCCGACAGCGAGACGGTCGGTGGCAAAAAAACGATCGGGCTCCTGGTCGACGAGCTCTGGCTGTTCGGGTTGCGCTCTGGCGCGGACTCCATGTTGCGCGAAGCCGAAGGCGCCGTGACGTCGGGCTCGCGGCCGGAAGGCTTTGTGGTCTATCTGTCGACGCAGTCGCCGAAGCCGCCGTCCGGCGTGTTCGCACAAAAACTTGAAGAGTTCCGGGCGATCCGCGACGGGAAGGTCCATGACCCGCGCAGCCTGCCGCTGCTCCATGAATTTCCGGCCGCGATGGTCAAGAGCGGCGAATACCGCAAGCCGCAGAATTTCTACATTCCCAATCCCAATCTGGGCAAATCGGTTCAACTCGACAACCTGGTCGCCGCGCGCGAAAAGGCGGTCCGCGCCGGCAAACCTTCCGAGATCGATTTCGACGCCAAGTTCCTCAACATTCAGGTCGGCATGGCGCAGCGCGCCGATGGATGGGCCGGCGCGAGGATTTGGGACCGCGGCATCGAAGTAGGACTGACGCTCGACGAGGTGCTTCGCCGCAGCGAGGTTGTGGCGATCGGCCTCGATGGTGGCGGTCTCGATGATCTGCTCGGCGTCGGCGTCATCGGACGGGAACGCGAAACAAAGCGCTGGCTCGGCTGGGCGCACGGCCTGATTTCGACGATCGGGCTCGCACGCCGCAAGGCTAACCTCGAGGAATACCGTAAGTTCCAAAAGCAGGGCGACCTCACGATCTTCCGCTTCGCCGGGGAGGATGCTGCCGAGGTCGAAAGCGATCCTGACATTGCCGATCTTTTGCTCGACGTTCCCGCCGCGCCGGATGGCCCCGGAGTTCTACCGACCGATATTCGGTACGTCGTCGACCTAGTAAAGCGGGTGCGCGATCTCGGGCTACTCGCCCAGGTCGGAGTTGACGCCGCCGGCATCGGTGCCATCGTCGATGCTCTCGCGGAAATCCAGATCACGCAGGATGCTGAAACCCTCGACGCGGTGCGTCAGGGCATCGGCCTGATGGGCGCGTTCAAGACGATCGAGCGCAAGCTCGCTGATCGCAGCTTCCTGCACGGCGGCAGCGACATGCTGGCATGGTGCGTCGGCAACGCGCTGATCGTGATTACCTCGACGGCCTCGCGCATCGCTCGGGAGGATTCCGGCTTCGGCAAGATCGACCCGCTGATGGCGCTGTTCAATGCGGCTCACCTGATGAGCCTCAATCCGGAAGGCGACGGCGGCTCGATCTTCGACAACGCCGACTGGTGGGACGTGCCGAAGTCCGACGCGAAGGAACCAAAGCATGTGGCCGTTCCAGCGCGCGGGTGAAACTAGGGGCGATATTGCACGGTTTGATCCGAAGTTTCTCAACGCGTCGCCGGAAAATCCCTCTACCAATCTCGCCGATCCAGCATCCTGGCTGACGGATTGGGCAAGTGGCGGCGTTCCTGGCGCGTTCGGGCCGCATGTTTCCGAGCGCACGGCGATGTGCAGCTCGGCGGTTTACCGGTGCGTGGCGTTGAAATCCGGCGCGCAAGCCGGCATGTCGCTGAAAATCTATAAGCGGACCAAAGACGGACGCGAAGAGGCACCCGATCATCGGCTGTGGCCGATGTTTCAGATGACGCCGTTTCCCGGCCGGGCGATGACGTCATTCGTCTGGCGCGAGCAGTGGACGGTCAACGAGCATCTTTGGGGCAACCACGTCTCGATCATCCGCTACGACGGGGCAGCGCGGATCGTCGGCTTCGAGCCGGTGATGCCCTGGGACGTCGAGGTCTATCGTCTCAATCATCGCAACCTCTACCGCTGCGTGCTGTGGGATTCCTCGTTTGGTCCCGTCGCAGAGGGTGTCACCCAGCGCATTGAGTGGCACGACCAGGAAGACGTCATCCACATTCCGGGGCTCGGTTTTAACGGCGTCAGTGGATTGTCGCGAATTCGCGCGTTCGCGCGCAATGCGGTGTCGCTCGATCAGCTTTTGCAGGAGCAGGTTGGGCGCGTTCACGAGAATGCGGCGAAGCCTTCCGGCTATGTGACGGTCCCCCCCAGAATGGGGCGCGACGCCTTTGAGCGCTTCCGCGCACAGTTCAACGAACAGAATACCGGCCGTTACAACGCCGGCAAGGTGATGTTCGGCGACAAGGACACGACCTACACGGCGATGCAGATATCGCCGGAAGATTTGAACACGATCGCGATGCGCGGCTACGGTGTTGCCGACATTTCGCGGTTCTTCGGCGTGCCGCTGCATCTGCTCAATCAGATCGACAAGACGACGAGCTGGGGCACCGGACTTTCCGAGCAGACGCTCGCCTTTCTGATCTACACGCTCGATCCGGACTTGTGCCGGATTGAAGCAGAGTTGAACTACAAGCTTTTCAACGGGACCGACTACTACGTCGAGTTTGACCGTGACTCCTTGATGGCGATGGACCCCCTCAAGGCCGCGCAAGTTGCGCAGACGGAAATCTCGACGGGCGTTTTGCTTATCAACGAACGCCGCCGCCACAAAAACCGTCCTCCGGTCGAGAACGGCGATCAGCCGCTGATCAATGGGACCAACGTGCCGTTGGCAAAAATCTTCGCGCCTGGCGCGCAACCGGTTCTCGACCCCCTCACGCCAAACGGCGAGCCTGCGCCAATTGGCGCACCCGATCCGGACCCGCAGGAGCCTGCCGAGCCGAATGAGCCCCAGGAGGAAAACTGATGAAGCTTTATGATCTTCTCCAGGCACGGTTCTCAAGCCGCGTGCTGGCGCGCTACTCCGAGGGATGGCGCCGGCTGGACAATCGCGCGGCGAGGTTTGAGAGCCGCGTGCTCGCCGGCTTCAATGCACCCGCACTTCCGGAAACTCTCGCGTTCCGCGCCGCGGACGGCGACGCGGCTGCAGAAATCTTGCTCTATGACGAGATCGGTTTTTGGGGCGTCACGGCGAAGGATTTTGTTTTGGCGCTCGCAAGCGCTGGCGATGGCCCGATCACGCTGCGCATCAATTCGCCCGGCGGCGACGTGTTCGACGGCATGGCGATCTACAATGCGCTGCGCGCCCGCAAGGCGCCGGTCAACGTCGTCGTCGACGGCCTCGCGGCTTCGGCCGCATCGTTCATCGCGATGGCCGGCACGACCGTGTCGATGGCGGAAGCCTCGATGATGATGATCCACAACGCGTGGGGCATCGTCATCGGCGATCGCAACGACATGGTGGAAATGTCGGCGGTGATGGAAAAGATCGACGGTCAGCTCGCGGCGATCTACGCCGGCAAGTCCGGCAAGGATGTCAAGGATATCGGCGCCATGATGGACGCTGAAACTTGGTTCACCGCGACGGAAGCCAAAGACGCTGGGCTTTGCGACACCGTCGTCACTTTGGTCAAGCCGGACGCCAAGACGCTCGCTGCGTTCGCGCAGATCACCAAGGCGCCTGCGGCATCGCGCGCTGTTGCCGCCGCGGGTGCGGTCTATGATCCCGACAACGATGGCGACGACGATGCGGCTCAAGCTATCGGTCTGATCCAAAAGGGGATCGGTCATCTGACCGACGCGATCGAGAGCCTCAACGGCACCGACACGGACGATGGCGCTGGCTCCAATCCGGAAGCCTTGGCACGGTCGCGGCGATCGCCGCGCGCC